ATATGCAACATACAATTACAATATTACACTTGCTTGTTTAACAGTCAATGAAATAAATTTTCCAGATTCAACATATAGAATATCTCCTCCACAAGTAACAGTTTTAAGATCAGGCGGTGGTGCTCCTGGAAAAGCATTAACAGCATACGAAAGTTCTGATGCTCAGTTAGAATACTATATTGATAATTTAGTAATGAATAGTGTAATTGCACCAACTAGTAAAACACGTACTTCAAATGCTACTGTACAAACTTTTACTGTACACGAACCATACAGTATGGGACTGTTCCTACAAACTTTAATGATCGCCGCAAACAAAGCAGGTCATGCAGACTATTTAAAAGCACCTTATGCATTAATAGTTGAGTTTAAAGGATATGACGACAACGGGCAGATACTTGATACAGGTTCAACAACACGAAGAATATTTCCTATTAAAATTGCTAAGATGGATTTTGATGTAAACGGATCAGGTAGTTCATATAATATTAGATCACATGCTTGGAACGAGAGTGCATTAACAATGGTTTCTCAGTATACAAAAACTGATACAATTATAACAGGTGATTCAGTACAAGAACTTCTACAAGGCGGTCCTGAAAGTTTAACTGGTATTATCAATAGACGTAATAGAGAAGAAGCAGAAAAACTTAACGCAATTAATAAAGATGAATATTTTATTATGTTTCCACCACAACTTGTAAGTAGTCTTGGACTAGGAAACAAAGCAGACACACCAGGCGAAAATGCCGCATCAATGAAAGAAATAGAGTTTTATAAAAAATTAACAGGCGGAACCTTTGACACTTTATTAGACTATGAAGAAACTGCCGCAAGTGACAGTATAGAAAATTACATTAATTTACAACCGGGTAATAATAACCTATCAGCAGTTATAAAGCGTATAGCAGATAATAAAGATATTTCAAACGAGATAGGTAAAGGTACAATAGCACGTTCAATGGCTACCGGCGGTGCAGTGCCATTTGGCAGAGAAGCATTTTCAAATGACCCAGATACTGATGTTTTTAATTCAGACCGTGTAACAATATCTAATAGTTTTAGAACATTTTCGTTTCCGCAGTCAACAAGCATAGAACAAATAATTGAAGAAATAGTTATATTAAGTACCTATGCAAAAGATGCCGCAGTTGAAGTTAAAGCAGATGCAGACGGAATGGTAGATTGGTTTAGAGTTCATACTCAAACGTTCTTAGTTCCAGATGAAGAAGTAAGATCAAAGACAGGTGAAAATCCAAAAGTATTTGTTTATGCAGTTGTGCCTTACAAAGTACATAGCAGTGTGTTTAGTAATGTAACACAACCGTCAGTTGGAATTGAAAAGCGAGTATCACAAGCGGCAAAAGAATACAATTATATATACACAGGTAAAAATGATGATATCATAGACTTTGAAATTAATTTTAATACATCATTCTTTACTGCATTAAGCTCTAACTACAACGGCTCAGGCGATTCTAAAAATGCAACAAAAGATTCTACTAACAATCCAGGTAATCCTCATATAGCGGCTAAAGAAGGTTCCCAAGGAAACAATAGTTCTACTGGTAGTAAATCTCTCAAAGAAGATCCTACTGCAAAAAATACAGGAACCGGAGGAGGCAATACCTTAGATACTCCGGAAGTTCAAATTGCTAGATCATTTAATGAAGCGATAGTAAATAATCAGACTGACTTAGTGTCTATGGACTTAACAGTTTTAGGCGATCCGTACTACCTTGCAGACAGTGGCCAAGGAAATTACAGTTCTCCTACATTAACAAAAGCATACACTGCTGATGGAACAATGGACTATCAAAATTCTGAAGTAGAAGTAGTTGTAAATTTTAGAACACCCATTGACTATAATCGAACAGATGGGTCAATGATATTTCCAGAAGACACTGTACCAGTTAAATCATTTAGTGGATTGTATAAAGTGAACACAGTTGAAAATAAATTTGAAGGTGGTAAATTTATACAAGTACTTTCACTAATACGTAGAAACAATCAAGAATCAGATATTGGAATACCAGGTACTCCAGATAATACATCAGCACTTGAAACAACAGATGAAGTAGATGCTAATGAAAATACAAATAATCCACCAGCAGTAACTAAAACAGATACAGCACCAACTAGTACAGCAGGAGGAGCTCAGTAATGGCAATTGATGGACGTAGTGCTAGGCCCAAGTTAGTAACTAACCCAGGACCGTATGAAGCAATAGTTGTATCACATCTAGATCCAAAAAAGATGGGAACACTATCAGTTGAACTATTAAAGAACAGTAGTTCAGGTAACCAAACAGAACGTAGCGGACAAGTTGTACAAGTAAAGTACATGTCTCCATTTGCTGGATCAACACCTATCAGCGGCAACACAGCAAACGAAGACTTTGCAGGAACACAAAAAAGTTACGGTATGTGGTTTGTTCCGCCAACACCAGGAACAAAGGTTCTTGTTGTATTTGCTGAAGGTAACCTAGCAAGAGGTTATTGGATTGGTTGTATTCAAGACGCATATATGAATTGGATGACTCCAGATCCTTGGAGCGGTACAACAGCAAATAATTATGATCCTAATTTAAAATTACCAGTAGGTGAATTTAACAAACGTTTGCAAACAGGCAAAGGCACAAATCCTAGCTTATATGAGAAGCCTGCAAATTTAGACTTCTATACTATACTTGGCAGACAAGGTCTGCTGTATGACGATGTAAGAGGCCCTGCTAACAGTTCTAGTAGGCGTAATTTGCCCAGCAGTGTGTTTGGTATATCAACTCCAGGACCAAGAGACAAAAGGGACGGAGCACCAAAAGCTACAGTAGGCGCTTCAGAAACAAGAACACAAAGATTTTCAAGTACACTTGGCGGATCAAGTTTAGTATTTGATGACGGCGATGAGCGTTATGTAAGAAATAGTTTTGCTCAAAGTGATGCCCAAATATATACAGATTTAATTGAAGAAGACAATCCACAATCTGGTCTTAAACAAGTTCCTAAAGGAGAATGTGTACGTTTAAGAACTAGAACAGGTCACCAAATACTTTTACACAACTCCGAAGACTTAATTTACATTGCTAATGCACAAGGCAGTTCTTGGATTGAAATGACTGCTAACGGTAAGATTGATATCTATGCACAAGATAGTGTAAGTGTTAGAACACAAAACGATTTGAATATAAGTGCAGATAGAGATATAAATTTAGCCGCGGCAAGAGATATTAATATGAACGCCGGACGTGACTATAAACTTACTGTATCAAATAACAGTGATGTTAAAGTTGGTGTTGATCATAAAATTGACATTGGTTCAAATAATGATATCTATGTAGGTGCTGATCAAAAATTATTTGTAGGTGCAACTAGAAATACAATAATAACAGGCGCACATACTATTAGTAACAAAGCAACACTTGATGTTAATACAACAGGTGATAGAAAAGATACACAAGCAAACTTAGATCTAAACACAGCTGGCTATAACTATATTACAGCAGGTGGTAATACTGACATACTCAGTGGAGGCAATCATACAGAAACTGCCGCAGAGATTCACATGAATGGTCCAGCGGCTGTAGAAGCGGCAACAGCAGGTACAGCGGCAACAGCAGTAGTTGCGGCACCAGCACTTTGGCCTGTTAGAGTTCCTGTACATGAGCCGTGGACTGCACATGAACATTTAGATCCACTAACGTTTGTTCCAAGTTTTACACAAGCAAGTGGCTCACCAAGTCCTGCACTTAGAGAAACTACTCCGTTAATTAATACAGATTCAGATGCAAGTGTAATAAACACAACAAATCAATCAGCGGCAAACGTTGGCGGCGCACAAACAGTTACTCCAGGAGTAGTTGGACCATCAGGAGATCAACCTGCTAATCCTGTACCAGTAACAGACTTACAAGAATATTTCTTAAGTGTAATGATAAAGAAAGCAGGACTAGATCCTGCTACTGCACTTAATACAGCAGACGCTTCGAAACTTGCTGAAGGTGAAACTCCAGGCAATGCAGAAGCACTTGGTATGGCTATGGCACAGATACAAGCAGAGTGCGGATTTAAACCACGAAGCGAAAACTTAAACTATAGTGCTAGACGTCTGCGTCAAGTATATCCAAGTCGTGTTAAATCTGATGCGTTTGCACAAGAACTTGCGGCCGCAGGACCTGCCGCTATAGGTAATACTTTGTATGGCAACAGATATGGTAATGCACAAAATGAAGGCTACAAGTATCGTGGTAGAGGACTTATTCAGTTAACATTTAAAGGCAACTACGAAACATACGGTAGAAAAGCCGGACACCCTGAAATTGTTCAAAACCCTGACTTAGTTAATGATCCAGAAATTGCAGTTGCAGTTGCGGCTGGATATATTAATAGTAAAACAATAAGTTGGGATAGTTTTGATTTTGGAACACTAGGCGAACAATATCGTAAAGCAGTTGGTTATGCAAACCAAGGTGGTGCAGAAACTAATAAACGTATTGGACTAGGTAGAGGTTTTGCAAGTAAAATGATAACCGGAGATCTTGTAACAAGAGATAGCATTACAACAGAGCCAGCAGGAACTAATATTGAAGCAGGCAAGCGTGTAGAGACGCCAATTTCGGGTCCACAATAAGTAGGTAAATATAGTTATGAGTACACAAGAGAAAAAACTGTATAAAGATGTTACAGTAAAGTCAAATAAAAGACCGCAACCGCAGGTACAAAGTAGAGCCTATAGAGGTATTTCTACAACAAATCCTGAGAACACCAGTTTCAATCTCTACGATATTGCACTTATTAAACAGGATATCATAAACCACTTTCATATTCGAGTAGGTGAAAGACTAGAGAATCCAGAATTTGGAACTATTATTTGGGATGTCATTTTTGAACCAATGACAGATGGCTTAAGAGATGCTATCGCAAACAATGTAACAGATATTATTAATTTTGACCCAAGAGTAAGCGTTGAACAAGTTACAGTCGACACTTATGAAAGCGGTATTATGGTTGAGTGTACACTTACATACTTGCCTTACAATATTTCTGAAAGTATGCGTATGAAATTTGATGAAGATAACGCTATTTTAACATAGAATTAAATACGCACTTTACCGTTCTTAATAAATACTGTAACATATAAAGGAAGCAAAGTATGTCAACAACCGACAGACAAAATAGACTATTACTAGCTGAAGATTGGAAGCGAGTATATCAGTCTTTTAGAAATGCAGATTTCCAAAGTTACGACTTTGATAACCTGCGCAGAACAATGATAAATTACCTCCGTCAGAACTATCCGGAGGATTTTAACGACTACATCGAATCAAGTGAATACTTGGCATTGATTGACCTTATTGCTTTCTTAGGTCAAAACATGTCTTTCCGTGTTGACCTTAATGCAAGAGAAAATTTCTTAGAACTAGCAGAACGTAGAGAGTCGGTACTACGTTTAGCTCGTTTACTATCTTATAATCCAAAACGTAACCAATCAGCAAACGGACTGCTAAAATTTGAAACAATTAGTTCTACAGAAGAATTGTATGATTCAAATGGTACTAACTTATCCGGACAAACAGTTATTTGGAATGATGTTTCAAATCAAGACTGGTATGAGCAATTTATTAAAGTAATGAATTCTGCACTACCTGCAAACAGTGTGTTTGGTCGTCCTGTAAAAACTGATACTGTTAATGGTATTAGTGTTGAGCAGTACAGAGTTAATGGTGTAAACGTAGATATTCCAGTATTTGGATTTAGTAAAAACGTTGATGGTAAATCAACACAGTTTGAAATTACAAGTACTAATGTTGAAAGTGGAAATATTGTAGAAGAGTCTCCACTACCAGGCAACAATTTTGCATTCCTTTACAGAGACGATGGTCAAGGTGCTGGATCAAATAATACAGGCTTCTTTGCACACTTTAGACAAGGACGTTTAGATCAAGGTAACTTCTCAATAGCAACTCCAAGTTCAAACCAAGTTGTTGCAATCGATGCTGTAGACGTTAACAATACAGATGTTTGGTTGTACAAATTAGATGACATTGGTAATGAAAATGAATTATGGAACAAAGTTGATGCTGTAGAAGGTAACAACATTGTTTATAACAGTTTAAGTAAAAATATTAGAAACATTTATTCAGTACTAACTAGAGTTGAAGATAGAATTAGTTTAATATTCTCAGATGGTACATTTGGTGCATTGCCAAAAGGTACATTTAAAGTTTATTACCGTGTAAGTGATAATAGAACATTTGTTGTAAGTCCATCAGAGCTTATAAACATTACAATTACTATTCCTTACAGAAGTAAATTAGGAACATCAGAAAATCTTACAATAGGCTTAGAGCTAAAATATCCTGTTGAAAATTCAAGTACTTCAGAAACTAATGCAAGTATTAAAGCAAATGCTCCTGCAACATACTATACACAAAATAGAATGGTTACAGGCGAAGACTACAACGTTGCTCCACTAGGAGTAAGTCAAGAAATTATTAAAGTTAAGAGTGTAAACAGAACAGCAAGTGGTATTAGTAGATATTATGATTTACTTGATGCTACTGGCAAATATAGTAAAACTAATTTATATGGTAAAGACGGTATACTTTATAC